CATGCAGGCCCGAGAGATTGGAAAGATTGAGGCCAAGATTGGCTCCAATCCTACCGTGAAACCAACTACGTCTGCGCCTGCGCCGATCACACCTGTGACAGCACGAACCAGCGGCAACCCGTCTTACGACACGACTGACCCTCGCTCTGTGAAGGCCATGAGTACATCGGAATGGATTGAAGCTGAACGTGCCCGACAGATGAAGAAGCTGCAAGCACAACTTAACCGCTAAATTTTTAAAGGACTCGCATCATGGCGAATAGCATTCTCACCATTGACATGATCACACGGAAAGCTCTGGAAATTCTGGAGAACAACCTTGTGATCACCCGTAACGTGAACCGTCAGTACGACGACAGCTTCGCTGTTGAAGGTGCCAAGATTGGTTCTACCCTGCGTATCCGTCTGCCCGACCGCGCTCTGGTGACTGACGGTGCCGCCCTGCAAGTTCAGGACGACAACGAGCAGTTCACCACCCTGACTGTTTCCAGCCAGAAGCACATCGGCGTGAACTTCACCTCCGCTGAGTTGACCATGCAGTTGGACGACTTCGCAGAGCGTGTGCTCAAGCCGCGTATCAGCCAGTTGGCATCCAGCATCGACGCTGATGTGGCAAACAGCTACAAGTCCATCGGCAACACCGTTGGCACCCCCGGCACCACTCCTTCGACTTCTTTGGTGCTGTTGCAAGCCCAGCAGAAGCTCAACGAGAACGCCGCTGTGATGTCGCCTCGCTACGCCACCGTCAACCCTGCGGCCAACGCTGGTTTGGTTGAAGGCATGAAAGGTCTGTTCAACCCCACCGACACCATCAGCAAGCAGTTCAAGAACGGCATGATGGGCACTGGCGTGCTGGGCTACGACGAGATCAACATGTCTCAGTCGATCAAGCAGTTCACCACCGGCTCGCGTACCGCTACTGGCGGCACCTTGTCCGCTGCTGTGACCGCTGAAGGCGCTACAACCATCGCCATCACTGGCGCTGGTACATCCACCACCGTCAAGATTGGCGATGTGTTCACCGTGGCTGACTGCTTTGCTGTGAACCCCCAGACCCGTGAGTCCACCGGCTCGCTGTTCCAGTTCGTGGCTGTGGCTGACGTAACTCTGTCGGCTGGCGGCGCTGGCAACATCACCGTGGCTCCGATGTACTCGGCCAACCACGCCCTGGCTACCGTGGACGTTCTGCCGCAAAACGGCAAAGCCGTGGTGTTCGTGGGTGCGGCTTCCAGCCAGTACGCTCAGAACTTGGTGTACCACAAGGATGCGATCACCTTCGCAACCGCCGACCTGTTGCTGCCCCAAGGCGTTGACATGGCTGCTCGTGCTGTTCACAACGGCATCAGCCTGCGTATCGTGCGCCAGTACGACATCAACAACGACCGTATGCCCTGCCGTATCGACGTTTTGTACGGCTACAGTGTGATTCGTCCTCAAATGGCCGTTCGCATGTGGGGTTGATCTAGCGCCCCTTCGGGGGCGTTATTCCGTAACATCTTTCAAAGGAAATTATCATGGCTCTCCCTAATGGCGCAGGTGGTTATCAAGTTGGCGATGGCAATCTTAACGAGCCGGTCATCGGCTATTTGCCCGTCCCATCTTCTGAAATTGGCGTAACCGCCGTCACTCTGACTGCTGCTGAAGTAACCGGCGGTATTTTGGTTGCTAACCCCGGCACTACCGCTACGACTTACACGATGCCTATCGTGGTTACGTCGGGCGCTACCACTGGCGTTAACGATCTGGTCTCCAGTGCTAAAGTTGGCAGCACCTTTGAATGGGTGGTGGTCAACATTGGCACCAGCACTGGCGACATTACGATGGCCGCTGGCACTGGTACTGGTTGGACAATTGTCGGCGCGTTGATCATCAGCGATGGTACTTCGGCCTCGTTTATCGCTCGTAAAACCAGCGACACGACCTGGACCTTGTACCGCACTGCGTAAACCCAATGGGGGCTTCGGCCCCCGTTTTTCCCCTTTTGGAATTAATAAAGGATTTTGATCATGGCAAATAACAAGCCTATTGGTGTCGCGTATGCCGACCCCCAACTGGATTCGTTCCAAGTTGGTACTTCCAATGCGCCAATTGAAATCAATACGTCAGGCGTATTGAATGGCGCGTATGCCACCACTTCGGCAACGTCGGGTGACACTCGCCTTAACTTTAACCGGTTGACCTTTACTTCGACTGGCTCTGGTGAAACTGCTCGTTTCTTGACCCGCGTAACTGGCGCTAACGGCGCTACGGCGGGAACGATCAACGGCGCACACATCAGCACAGCCGTCAACACTGGTGGCACCATCAGCGGCGCGGCCAACGCCATTCGTGCAACCATTGGTGGCACTTCCACCAACCCAGGCGGCACTTTGGCGGCTTTGCAACTGGACTCTGACTTTGCCTCTGGCGGCACTTGGAGCAATGCGTCCTTCCTGCGCGTGACCAACTCCGGCACGGGCGAGGTGGGTAACTTTGCCCTAATGCCTGCGGTCAGTGCAACCGGCGTGTTCCGCGCTGCGGTGGGATCACCTGTGGTCACGCATACCATCCCGGTGGTTAGCGGCGGCACGACCTACTACATCATGGTCAGCACGGTTGCCTAATGGTGATCACCAAAGAGTTTCTCGTCGGGGAAATTCAATCGCTTGAGCAAGAAGTTGAGAAGGCAAAAACCTTCTTGACTCAAGCTCAAGCGGTTCTGACTGCGTACCAAATGCTTGTTCGTAAATTGGATGAGGAACAATGCCCGTAATCTACCTCACGCACCCCATCCACGGGGCCAAGGTCGCTACGATGGACCTAGAGGCCGATTTGGATGTTCAAAATGGCTGGTCGCGGTACAATCCCGAGCCAGCGGCTGAAGAAGTCAGCCCCGAGCCTGTAGCACGGCGTGCCCGTCGCAACAAGGACGCTTTAACCGAAGGGCAATGACATGACGACCTACACCGCAGGCGAACAGATTAATCGGGCATTGCGGCTGATAGGTATGCTGGCCGAGGGTGAAACGCCATCGGCAGCGACGGCGCAAGACTCCCTGATGGCGCTCAACCAGATGATCGACTCGTGGAACACCGAGCGTCTGTCTGTCTTCTCGACCATCGACCAGATCGTCAACTGGCCGGTCGGCTCGATCAACGAGACTCTTGGCCCTAGCGGCTCGCTGGTGCGCTTGAACGGCACGGCTGTGCGGCCCGTTCTGGTGGACGACTCCACTTACTTCAAAGACCCCGGCACAGGCGTGTCCTACGGCGTCAAGCTGATCAACCAGCAGCAGTACAACGGCATCGCGGTCAAGACCGTGACCTCGACCTTCCCGCAAGTCGTGTTCGTCAACATGACGTACCCGGACATTGACATCTTCATCTACCCGCGCCCCACGCGGCTGCTGGAGTGGCACTTCATCAGCGTCCAAGAGTTGACGCAGCCTGCAAACCTGTCCACGGACATCTTGTTCCCGCCAGGGTACTTGCGGGCGTTCACCTATAACTTGGCCTGCGAGATCGCGCCTGAGTTTGGCGTTGAGCCCAGCCCCCAGGTGCAGCGCATTGCAATGTACAGCAAGCGCAACTTGAAGCGCATCAACAACCCAGACGATGTAATGTCCATGCCCTACGCCATCGTGGCTACGCGGCAGCGCTTCAACGTCTACGCGGGTAACTATTGATGAAGACGCCGATCTTAGGTTCAAGCTATGTGGCCCGCAGCATCAACGCTGCGGATGCCCGCATGGTCAACCTGTTCCCCGAGATCGTGCCCGAGGCGGGCAAAGAGCCCGCGTTCCTGAACCGCGCCCCCGGCTTGCTGTTGCTCAACACCATCGGCACCGGCCCGATTCGTGGCCTGTGGGCGTTCTCGTCCAACGACGATCACGCCTTTGTGGTGTCGGGCAACCAGTTGTTTAGGATCACTACCGCCTACGTGCCCACGCTGATTGGCACTGTAGCGGGCACTGGCCCGGTCAGCATGGCCGACAACGGCACCCAGTTGTTCATTGCGGCTGACGGCCCGAGCTACATCTACAACAACTCGACCAACGCCTTCGGGCCGATCACTGACCCGGACTTCCCCGGCGCTGTAACCGTGGCGTACCTTGACGGCTACTTCGTCTTCAACGAGCCCAACAGCCAAAAGATGTGGATCACGGCGCTGCTGGACGGCACCTCGATTGACCCGTTGGAGTTCGCTAGCACCGAGGGCTCGCCTGACGGTCTGGTGGCCGTTATCGCCAACTTCCGCGAGGTGTGGGCCTTTGGCACCAACTCGATCGAGGTTTGGTCTGACACAGGCGCGACTGACTTCCCGCTTCAGCGCATTCCTGGCGCGTTTAACGAGTTGGGCTGCGCTGCCCCCTACTCGATTGCCAAGATGGACAACGGTCTGTTCTGGCTCGGGCGTGACCGGCGCGGCCAGGGCATCGTCTACCGGGCCAACGGCTACGCGGGCCAGCGCATCAGCACCCACGCCGTCGAGTGGCAGATTCAGCAGTACAGCGACTTGTCAGACGCGGTGGCGTACACGTACCAGCAAGACGGTCACAGCTTCTACGTGCTGATCTTCCCCACGGCCAACACGACTTGGGTGTATGACGTTGCCACCCAAGCGTGGCATGAGCGTGCTGGCTGGGACAACGGCGAGTTCACCCGGCACCGCAGCAACTGCCAGATGTCATTTGGCAACAATACCATCGTGGGCGACTACCAGAACGGCAACATCTACGCTTTCGACTTGGAAGACTACTCGGACAACGGCAGCATCCAGAAGTGGCTGCGGTCGTGGCGAGCGCTGCCCACCGGCCAGAACAACTTGAAGCGCACCGCGCAGCACAGTCTGCAATTGGACATCGAGTCGGGCACCGGCCTGAACGGCTCAATGGTTCTTGAGGCCATATACCTTCAAACGGAAGATGGCAATTATTTGGTCACGGAGTCGGGTGATCGACTAATTGCAGAGCAGCAAACCGTAATCACCCAAGGCAGCGACCCCGAGGTCATGCTGCGCTGGTCGGACGATGGTGGTCACACATGGTCGAACGAGCACTGGGCTCAGATTGGCAAGATTGGCGAGTACTATCGCCGGGTGTTCTGGCGCAGGCTTGGGATGACGGTGAAGCTGCGCGACCGCGTTTATGAGCTATCGGGCACTGACCCTGTGAAGATAAGCATCATGGGCGCAGAGTTAATTCTGAGTCCAACCAATGCTTAGCCCAACCCAGCCAATCCTCACACCCCCACGGGTGCCGCTGGTTGACCCGCGCACGGGGCTGATTGACCGGGCGTGGTATTTGTTTTTCTTGTCGCTCAACAGAGCCGTCACAGGGGTCATCGACGAGTCAGGGGTTACGTTCAGCGCCGAGTCAACGATTGCGTCGGTTGAAGCAGAACTGCAAGCGCTGGCGCAGTTTGCGGAGACGCTGCCTCCGGTTGTTGCGTTACCGGCCCCAGACGCGCTGGCTGACTGCTGCTCCGGCTTGGAGTCGCAGATCGCCGAGTTGCAAAAGCAGGTTGAGGGCTTGCAGATGGCCCCACCACCCCGCCAGTTTGCCGCATCCCGCTACGGCTCGTTCTACGACACTACAACGCAGACGGCTACCGTCATCAACACGGCGACAGCCATCACCTTCAACACAACAGACTTGTCCAATGGTGTGTTTATTGGCTCGCCCACCTCGCGCATCGTGGTGGACAGCGAGGGCATCTACAACTTTGACACATCGTTCCAACTGGATAAGACCGCAGGCGGCACAGGTGAGTTCTATTTTTGGTTTCGGCTCAACGGCGTAGATGTGCCTGACAGCGCCAGCCAGATCAGGATTCAAGGCAACAACGCGGAAATTTTCTCGTCGCTGAATTACTTTTTTGACCTTAAAGCCAACGATTATGTTGAGTTGATGTTTTCTGTCAGCGATCTGACCGTAGAAATTGCCGCCTTTGCTGCGGCTGCGCCAGTCCCAGGCATTCCGTCTATTATTCTCACAGTGAGCAACAACATCGGAGGTTTTCAATGACCGTATCAGTAAAAGTCCTCGTTCCCGCCAAGACGGTCGAGAACACCCAAGTCACCCAGTACACCGCAACTGGTGTGACGGCGATCATCGACAAGTTCACCGCGACCAACTTTAGCGCCACGGCGGCGACGATCAGCGTCAACCTCGTCACGGTGTCAGGCTCGGCAGGCAACAGCAACTTGATTACCAAGACAAAGACGCTCCAAGCGTCCGAGGTGTACACGTTCCCTGAACTGGTCGGTCAGGTGCTTGGCATTGGCGACTTCATCAGTACAATTGCTGGGACTGCCAGCGCTATCAACATGCGGGTCAGTGGCCGCGAAGTGACATAAGGGGAACATTATGAGTTTAGGTCGTCTTCTCGGCGGGGGCATAGGTTTTCTCGTTGGTGGCCCCGCTGGAGCTGCAATAGGCATGGGTCTCGGCGGTGCGGCTGAAGAAGCTACGGGCGGCGGCGCGTCGGGTGCAGCGGCAGATGCTGCACAAGCGGCAAATGCCGCTAGCGACCGCAACTTAGCGCTGCAACAGCGCATGTATGAAGAAGGCATAGCCCGACAGCAGCCTTTTTACCAAGCCAGCGTTAACGCGCTTCCAGGATACCTTCAAGGCATCGGGCAAGGTGGCGAGTTGGTGCGCGGGTTTACGCAAGCCGATTACCAAGCCGACCCCGGCTACGCCTTCCGCATGTCCGAGGGCATGAAAGGGCTGGAACGGTCGGCTGCGGCCCGTGGCGGTTTGATGTCGGGTGCAACGCTAAAAGGCATTCAGCGGTACGGTCAAGACCTTGCCTCGCAAGAGTACAGCAACGCCTATAACCGTTTCCGCGACACGCAAGGGCTGCAACGTAACGCCCTTGCTGGCGTTGTTGGGTACGGCCCGACTTCCGCAAACGCTATGGGCAACATGGGCCAAAATTACGCCACGGGCGCAGGTTCAATTATGAATCAACAGGGCGTCAACACCGGCAATGCTTTGCTGGCGGGGCAGCAAGCCCGAAGCTCTGCTTACGGTCAAGTTGGTAGCGCGTTGGGTAAATATTTAGGTGGGTTTAACACGCCCGGTTATGGCGGCGGCGCAATTAATCCCGCATCGGGCGAGTATTACGGCTCACTTGAGTTTTAGGAGCAATCATGGCACTTAACTTTAACCTCCTAGCCCAAGAAGGCCCGAAAAACCTTTACGAAGGGTTTGAGCAAGGCCGACAAGCTGTAGCGCAGAACGCCCTTGCGCAGCAAAAGCTGGCGCAAGAGGGTGAGATGATGTCCATGCGTCGGCAAGAATTTCAGGCAAATCTTGAGTCCTCGCAAGCGGAGCGCAGGCGCAAGGCGACGGTTGAAAAAACGGCCATGTTTCGTGACCGGATACTTAGAGCGCCTACGCCGCAGGCTGCGCGTGAGCTAGTTCGAATGCAGCATTCAGACCCTGACCTTGGGCCCGTGATGCAACAGCTTGGATCGCTTGACCAAGACTTGGCTGACATTCCAGACGATCCGACAGGCTTTGAAAGCTGGCGTCAGCGCGAGGCGATGGGCGCGGCTGAGTTCATCAAGAGCCAAGCGTCTGAGCGCGGGTTCCAAGACCTTTTGGCAAGAGTTAGAGGTGGGCAACCAAGCGCCGCCGCGCCTGCCGCACCCCTAGGTGAACTTGTTGCAGCGCCAATTACGCCACCCGCTGGGGTCATGCGCGAGATTGCGCCCGGTGGTGCTATGGGTGCAGAAATGCCTCTTGCGCCCGCCAACGCCCTTGCGCCAGCCCCCGCATCAACCAATGCAATGGCGGCACCTGCTGGCATGGGTCGGACACCCGCGCAAATACGCGCTGAGATTGACCAGTTGAGCATGTCAAGCGATCCCCGCGCTGTGCGGATGGTCCAGACGTTGACAAAAGAATACGAAGCTGCGTTGCGCGGGGGTCAAAACAGAACTACGCTGTCGGATCGGTTTGTGCCTGTGGGTAAGTTGGTGTTTGACCGCCAGGATGAAAAATTTATCTCCCCGCCACAAGCGCAATTGCAAGAACAACCTGCTACAGCAGCACCAGCAGCACGGGGCGCAGCGCCAAGCGCTTCAGCAGCGCCGGGCAAACCAATGACGCAGGTACAGGCGGCGGCAAGACGCGATAAGTTGGGCAAAGAGTTTAAAACTGCGCAGAGTGCATTGCAAACAACTCAAGACGTTCTTGACTCAATTAATTTTGTTAAAGCTGAACCTGGGCTGTCTAGGGCTACAGGTTTTATTGGAACGCTTTTGCCTTCAATACCTGAGGGCCAAGCTGCGTCTGCTGAGACACGACTGAAAAACCTTGAGGGTAAGATTACGGCTCTTGGTAAAGCTCAAGCGGCTTCAACCGGCGCAATTGGTTCTATCGCCAACCAAGAATGGAAAATTCTTGCGGATCAAATTGCTGCAATTGATCGGACTAAGGGCACTGGCCCGCTGTTGGCTCAACTGGAGTTGGTGGAAGCGCAAGCGCAAGGCGCGTTAGAGCGCATTCGAGATGGCTACCAGCGTCAGTTTGGTGAGGACTTTGAGCAGTTTCCTCAATTTGCTGACTTACCTGCCCCAAAAACATCATTTAAGCCACGGACGCCTGCTGGTGGTAAACCTGCTGCTGCTAGTGGTGGTCTTAGTCCAGCCGAACAAGCCGAACTGGACCAACTTCGTAAACAATTTAGGAAGTAAGCCATGACGCCTCGTGAAGAACTGGCAGCGTTGCGCCGCATGGCTGAACTAGAGGCAAAAGCTGCCGGCCAGCAAACGGCGCCGACCCAAGCGCAACCAATTGAAATCCCAACCCGTCGAAAAGTTGCCGAGTTTCTTACCCCAACAGTTGAAGCGTTGGGTACAGCAGGCGGTGCTGTTTTGGGCACTGCGGCTGGCCCGCTGGGTACACTGGCTGGCGCTGGTGCTGGATTTGCGGGTGCCAAGGAATTGATGCGACTGGCTGCTGGTGACGCTGGCGCTGAGACACTGCCGCAGTCGGCAGCACGACAAGCCAAAAACGTGCTTGAAGGCGCCACAATGGAAGCCTTTGGTCGGGGTGTTGTCGCGCCTGCAATCGGCAAAGGTGCTGAGTATGTCAGCAAGCTGAGAAACGTCAAACTAGACCAGTACCTCAAAGCAATTGGTGACAAGGGTGACGAAATCGTCAACGCTCTGCGCGGGAAGACTCAAATTGTTCCCGGCACAGCGCCGACAGCCGGTGAAGTTGCGGCTCCTGTTGGTAGCGTTGGCCTTTCGGTGTTGCAGGCTCGTGCCCGCCAAGTACCCGGTGCAGCCGACACATACGCATCAATGGAAGCGCAAAATATTGCGGCGCGTAGAGGGCAAGAGTCCCGCGCAGTTGCTAAATTTGATGCTGCAAAGCAACGCATCCAAGGCAAAATTGATCGCGGCCTTGTCAACATCACTCCCGGTGAGGCAGGCGGCGCATTGATTGACGCAGCCCGCGCCGAACAACAAGCCGTTAAGTCGAATGTAGTCCAACCTGCTTACAAGGCAGCGTTTGACGCAGCGGGTGACTCCAAGATCGATGTGTCCAAAGTTGTGAGCGAGGCTGAACGCATCCTTGGTCGCAAACTGTCTGAATTTGCAACCGAAACAGCGCCCGACACCGTGCGTAAGTTGCGCAGCTTTGCACCCAAGGTGCCCGAAGCGGAAGCAGTGCAGATCGGTAAAGCCGGGTTTAAAACTGCAAAACCACCAACACCTCCTCGGGCAAATCCTGAAGCCACCTTGTTGCAACTCGATGATGTGCGCAAAGCAATCAACGCGGACATTGCAGCAGCCAGCACCAGCAACGCACCAATGGCTGCGACAACGCTGAAAAACCTGCGTGACTTGCACCGTGCGATTGACGATGCTGTCAAAGCAAGCGACACCCTGTCCGATGACGCCAAGGGCTTGTATCAAAACGCCCTTGACACATATCGCACACAATACGCTCCCCGGTTTAAGGAAGGCATCAACGCCAACTTGTTCAAACAAACAAGTTTGAAAGAAACAAAAATTAAGCCCGAGGATGTGGTCAGCAAATATTTCCAACCAAAGGGTGAAAGCGAAGCCAAGGACTTTTTGCGACTGTTTGGAAAAAATGCCGATGCTATGAAGATCGCAAGAACTGGCATTGAAGATTTGTACCGTCGAGAGGTGACAGATGCAGCGGGTCGAGTGACGACAGATTCACACGCGTCGTTTATGAAGAAATACGCAGAACCGTTGAAAATTTTTGACGACGCTGGCATGAACATTACGCAGCGCGTAGGTGTCGTTGCAAAAGACGCAGCACGACTTGCCAAAATTGACGAACTTGCAAAAGCAAGCGGCAACAAACTTGGGCCTCCATTGCCTGCTGGCACTAATTCTTTGGCAGTTGAAAAACGCATTGGTGAATTGACCAAGGGTTTTACCCCTGACCAACTAAGTCATGTCAACGCAGTCCGTAACGATTTGATCCGCGAAGGTGACTATCAACGATTGGTCAAGTCGGGTGCTGATGCTGGCGCTGACCTCAAAAGTTTGGCAAGCAAAGCTGGCAGAGAAATGGGTCTACCGTTGCCAAACTTCATCTCTGTACCCATCACCATTTTTAACAACTTGGTCAAACGACTAGCGTTGAGAATGGATGACAAGATTGCGTTGGAGATCGCACGAGAGTTGACAAACCCTGCTATTGCCGCCGAGCAAATTGAAGCCGCGCTAAAATTGCAAGCATCCCGCGCTGCCGCGACACCGGGCACTGGTACGGCTTTGTCATTAGGCGCAACTCGGGCATTGGGTGCAGAGATGTCAAGACGCGCCGAGCCTGCCCCTCGTTCCAACAACCTCGCACCTTGATCATGGACTACCAGACCCTTTTCAACATCGCCGTTGCCGTCGCTGGGTTCTTGGGCGGCTGGACGCTCAACCGCATCTACCAAGCCATTGACCGCCTCGACAACGATGTGCGCCGGATGCCGCACAACTATGTCAACCGCGATGACTACCGCAATGACGTAAACGAGATCAAGAACATGCTTAGCAAAATCTTCGACAAGCTCGATGGGAAGGCGGACAAATGAACTTCCTGACCGCCTTTGAGAAGCTGCTCAAGCACGAAGGCGGCTTCAGCGATCACAGCGCCGACCCAGGCGGCAAGACCCGCTACGGCATCACCGAGGCCGTGGCCCGCGATGTGGGCTACCGTGGCGACATGCGCGAGTTGCCGCTCGATCTGGCGCAGCGTATATACAAGGACAGGTACTGGGACGCCATGCAGGCAGAGGCGCTGCCCGCAGACGTTCGCTACATCGTTTTTGACGGTGCGGTGAACTCAGGCATCACCCAGTCGGCAAAGTGGCTCCAACGGGCTTGTGGCGTCAAGGACGACGGTGTAATTGGCCCCGTCACCATCCGCGCTGCCAACTCGTTGGCATCAGACGGTCTGAAGCGCAGAATCCTCGGCCAGCGACTGCGCTTCATGGCAACACTTCCCAACTGGCCTGCCTTTGGTCGAGGGTGGTCCAATCGTATCGCTGACTTACTGGAGACATGACATGAACGCAACTCTCATCCAAGCCGTGGTTCGCCACATCCTCACCGCCTTGGCTGGCGGCTTTGCTGTCAAGTACAACGTCGATGGCGGCACCATTGACGCTATCGTCAGCGGCGCTGCCGCGTTGGCCGGTATGGGCTGGTCAATCTACGACAAAAAGAAAAACGCTTCCCAGTAAGCAGCCCAGCAAGACGCACAGCACGACTCGTGCAGCGGTCTTGAGCCAGTCCCGCCACTTGCCCGGTGGCAGTGGGTCAGCGGCCCGCATAACCGGCCTGTACTTTGCCACTCTTGCGGGGCACTGGCAACCCTGCTCGCAATTGTCATTGCAGCAGTTCATGACTCCTCCCTTGTAGGACGCGGGCAGTTCTCTGGCGGCACGACCACGCACCAGACGGCAGTGTACTGCCCCCTGTTTGGCCCTGACCACCTATCAATATAGGCGTCAGGCATGGTCTGCAAGATCCGGCTGAGGGGATCTTTGTCAATTTGCGTCAAGTCCACAATTTGCCTGACCGTTAGGCCGTCCTCGCTGTCACGCAGCACCTTTCTGACGAGGTCGTGTTTAGACTTCATGCTTGCCCCTTGCTCTGATGGCGGAAGCAACTTCCATAGGTGTGGCATTGGGTTTGATGCAACTCAAACACGCCTCACGCTCGGATTCACGCACCTGCCACCTCAATTCTTCAAGCAGTTGCTCTGTCGTGTCGCCGTGGCCCGTGGCGTAGCCTTTCGCTATCATCCATGCGGCCAACTTATTGCGTTCAGCAGCTTGAGCAAGGGAGACAAGGCGTTCAATAACGCTTGTGTCGCTGCCATCAAGAATAATGGCTCCAGCTTCCCGCGCCATGCGGATGATGTCACTGCTCATCGTCATCCTCCATGTGTTCTGAAATTAGTTGCTGCTTCACGATCTCCAAGCAACCCAGCACCGTTGGCAGCACCATGGTCTCTTCGTACTTGTAAATCGTAGCCAGCAGTTCGTCCACCAGCCCTTGGGCCAAGTCGCCTGCGTAGTTCATGTGTTCAGCTCCTTAAGTTCAGCCTCGAACGATCTTGCCAACGCCAAGACGTCCAGCCAGTCATCCCCGTGGTCCTTGCCCTTCAACCAAATTTCTTTGACCCTTTCATCCGTCAGCCCAACCCATGTGCGCTGTGCGTCTTCATAGCGAACCCATTCCCCATGCTCTGAGGGCTCCATTGAACCGTCCATATCCATTTCAAATCGTGTAATTTCTGTCATGTTTTTTCTCAGTTGATAAAGGGCATCTGGCCTACTTGCAAGCCAGCGAGACAGCTTGCGCTCATCGTCTTGCAGCAAGCCGGGAGGCCAGCCGGTTGTCATTCGTCTCCCTCCATGTGTTCTTCTCCTTAATGCCGTGGGCGGCTTCAATGGGCGCTGCTGGCATCGGCATCCAGTGGGTAGGCTGGCGGTCTATTCGGCTTTCACCGTAATTGCCCGGGGCTGTGTTTGCCCACCACCAACCAAACTCGTCAACATCCTCTTCCGGTATGTAGCGGGCCTCACCAACGTTCTGCCCATTCCATACCAAAACATCCGTATAGCCCTTTGGCGCGGTTTCTATCGTCTGCCAGTCTGGTTTTGACGCCACTGGCTCCTGCTGTGCTGGCTGTGCTGCGGGTGGAATGGCATAGATCAGCGAGTCCTCCGGTGGAACTGGGACTTCGGGCAGCAATTCCACCGATATTGACCGCAAGTGTGGAACGGACGCGATCACCTTGCCAACCGGCTGCACAGGTGCTGCTGCGGGTGGGGTGGTGTAAACGGCAATTGCGCTACCCACCCAACCGGACGGACATGCTGCGCCCAGATTAAAGATGCCAGAATTAAAGCTAGGGTTTGGCTGCACCCAGCCGTAAGGCTCTTGCTGTGCTGGCTGTGCTGCGTGTGGGATGGTGTTGGCATACACAAGTG